TCTGTCCAGGGCAACCAACCCAAATCTATCTATATCTATCTATTTTTTTTTTAGTAATTTTATTTCTTAATACCCAAAGTCCTCATCAATTGTATCATCCACATCCTCAGCAAAGGAACTATCATCCCAATCAACCAGGCGACCCGCCCACTGACTGAAACGCTCTCGGGCAGGTTCTACGGCAACGAACCGAAGGAACTGCTTGCGAGAGTTAGAACCCTCACCAGTCCGAGCACGAAGAGATTGGTAGAGACCACCCTTACCATCCTCACGCTTGCCCCCAAGCATCTCCTGAACACGAGACCAAAAGGTATTCTGGTCAATGTTGTGCCCACCATAACCGATGCCAACCTGTTGCTGGAACTTCTCAAAGACCCAGTCCTTGTTGTATAACCACTTAGTGATTTTATCGGAGGACTTCATATGAAACAAGGGGCAACCCTTAGTATCAAACCATCGCTGAATGTAGAGGTCTTCGTGGAAGTTATCCTCATTCACTCCATCCTTCCACTGCTCGCAGTAGGCAAGGAAGACTGGTTCATCCACAACTGCCACTTCCCAAAAGCGAGTGTCGGGTCGCTCCTTGGGATAGGCAGAAGGTTTCTCTTCCAACTCAAAGGCATCTTCACAACCCTTGCGATAGTAATGCATATGTGAGTGATGAAAGGCATAGTGCGACTTCTCATACTTCACATCATCATCAGACAGGGGCACCTTCTGCTCCATTCGGTCGGCGACAGACTTGTAGGGATTGGTCATATCCATCTGCCAATCCAGGTTCGCGGGGCAAGTGTCGCCGTGCAGACCCGCCCTGAACAACTCAGAGTTGTGCGAGTTGGTCTTAGAGCAGAGATTAGGGGCAACACCCTCGGAAGTCTGACACGCTGACTTGGGAATGCCACAGAGGATGTCAAACTTCGGGGCATCTCTGCTATCCGCCTCACCAGCAATCCATCCCTCCATATGGTATCTATTAGGATGGTTAGGTTTATATGATGCCTTGCCTCCATCGTGTCCCCAACCAACAACCTTCACCAACTCGTAAGGAATAGGAACTTTCAGAATATCTATGTTATACTTCTCACAGATTTTCTCCCACTTGTGCCAGAGGTCGGTAGAACCCTGACACATCCAATTGATGCCATACTCGCCCCTGCCCATATTCGTAGTAGAGTAGTAGTAGGGGCAAGATTGGAGGGGTCTGTCCGTATCCCGAGACAACTTGGTAGTCCAGCACTTCTCACCATTGCCCCACTTCTTGGAGACATTACCATAGATGAGTTGGGCATCATCGTAAGGGATGCGTCGCTGTTTCTCAAAGTCATTCTCCATATAGGTCTCAATGGTCTCTTTCTTGTGAGACTGCTGAATGTCAAGCATTCCTGTTTGCAGAACACGAAACCACCACTTCTCCACAGGATGCCAGTTCTTCATAATCTGTCCTGAGACAAACTCAGTGAGAGGGGCATTGGCAGGATTAAATCCTGATGTGTCAAACTCAAAGAGATACTTGGCGAATGCCTCTGCTTTCTTCCGAGCAGTGCCATCCGAGGAGTTGTGTGCCCCTGAAATGTTGCCAAAGTATTGCTTGTGCTCAGGCGTCTTCTGCTTGCCACACCAGCGATTGTCCAGTTCTAATCCAAATGACCTGCGGTCGCCCTCGCGAGAGGACATACAACGCTCCTCATTGGAAGACATACAGAAAGCAGTAGTATTCTTGATAGAATAAGACTGCCTGAACTTTTCATTAATCGTCACCTCAGGTTCTGTGATTAGACCTTTCAGGGTATTGCCCTTCACCACATCACCTCCCCAAACGACCTCATCACCATTGATGAGTAGGCGACCCTCCAATACAGAGTTCCACTGACCAGTGATATGCTGGATATCGTGTATCTGCTTGTAGAGACGACCGCCAAGAATAGTCCTCATAAAATCAAAGACGATGCCCTTGCCCCCTCCTTCCTTAGACTTCACACAAATAAGAACACCCACCTTGATGTGGGGTTTCTGTAAGATATGTGCGAACCAACCAATCACAAACTTATAATGCTCGTCTATGCCGTGGCACCAAATGTTGTAGATATGGTCAAGGAGACCCTGACACTCTTGCTCTGCCTCTTCCTTAGTCCAATCAACCACATCTCGCTGGTCAATGTTAAAACCATCATACATATTATAGTAGTTGGTAGGACAGGAGGGCGACGGGTCAAAGGTAATGCCACAGACATCTCTGCGGTAAAAACACTTCATCCAGAGAGAGAATGGATTAACCATCTTCTTCTTGCCGTCATCGGTGGGGTTAGGAACTTTAATCATCCTGCTCTCGTATAGTGGTTTCATATCCTTCACAGGTTTTATTTCCACCTTGGAATACTCAGACCTATCATCAGGGTCATTAAAAATGATTTCTGATGTCTTGCGATTAAAACAGATAAACTCGTTCATATAGTCGCATAGTCCTTTCTCCCCACGAGCATCATACACCTCCTGAAAGATGTTCTTGCCCCCATCATCTTCATTTGCCCAACCCCTCAGGGTCTTCCAGGTCATAGGAGTGTCCCGAGCGTGGAAACCATCCCAGCGGGTCTTGTGCTCGGACAAGTCCCGATAGGAATGCTCGTTCATCTCCCCCTCAGGGGTTTTCTTGTAGAGAATGTCTTTGTGTGCCCACATCATCCACTTCGTGAAACCCTCATCAGAACCCGAAAAATTATTCCAACACACGATGCCTGTGTGTATCCAAGGGTCGTATTTGTATCGCTTAGAACCCTCGGAGCAATCAAGTCGGTCAAGATATTGCTGGAACAACTCGGCATCTATATTACCTTCCTCCGCACCTGAGACAGCGACCGCCTCTCGCTTCTCCTTGCGGGAGATATTGTCTTTCTTGCCACGCTTCGCACCCATCATCTTGGGAACATCTAAGAACTTCTTGCTGAAATCCTCCCAAGGATAATGTGGGAAAGGGGCATCACCATTCACCAACTCGGAGTGGCACGCCTCAACAGGGTTAAATGCTGAGGGATGCTTGCGACCGAGGAAATCCATAGCACCGATTGTGCCAGTGTCGGTCTCGTCAGTAGGGTCTATCGGATTAAGAACCTTCTGAACAGAGAGACTGGCAGTGAATGATGGTGTGCCATCTACATAGATATAGAAGTGATACCCTTTCGCTGTGATGGTATAGGGGCAACCACTCTCCATCAGCATCGTGTAGAGAGGGTTGTGTTCATTACACTTGGACTTATCATCTAAATCAATGACGAACATATCGGGGATACGCTTGACATACATAGTGATGGAGGGATAGGCACAATCGCCTCCTTCACGCTGATTGATGTAGTTGGGTTTCTTCTCGTATCCACGACCAGGAATTGTGCGGTCGCCCTTCTTGTTGAGTTTAGAAGAGTTAGCGATTTCCTCTGCGGTCATAGACGGATATTCGGTGAAACAATAATCTTTCTTCTTGCCTTTGGTAGCATCAGCAGGGATGACCCAAGTGCGTCGCCACATTGGGACACCGCTACATTCATCTGCTTCCAGGCGTTTCGCGAAATCAAGGATGGACTGAATGGAACTCATTGCTTATACTTTATTATATATTCTTTCTTTTAAATAGATTAGTTTTATTTCTGTTCTATGTTGCTTTTTTGTCTTTATGATATTTTATGAGACCTACTCTAAGCAGGCGGGGCAGTTATTGCATATGCACGCAAATTAGCGGGCATTCGTGCAAATCGCACAAACGCCCGCTGGTTGCTAAAAATAGATTGGGGAAGGTTGATAATTTTATTGAGGAACTACATTACACAGAAATATATAAATAGATACGCCAGGATGATGAAGTAGAAGATGAAGCAGGGGCAAGGTTCCCTGTTGTCTCGGGCAGGAACGAAGGAGATGTTCCTTTCCTTGTGGCGAGGTTTGTTGCCCGTGTGGAATTGAGTGAGGTTGTTGCGTCGGTTCGGCATCTTCCTTGATTTCAGTGGGGGGTAGTAGTTATTGCATATGCACCTGGATTAGCGGGCATTCGTGCAAATCAATGTGTCCAGGGTGTCCAGGGCAAATTGACTAAAAATAAAATAAAAATAAAATAAAATAATTACATTAGTTGTTCGGGTTCGGGTTCTGGTTCCGCTGGACGGGGCAGAGTAGCAGAAGTCTTAGACCGAGTATTATATTGTGCCACAGGTCTTTCATCAGGTTCTTCCTCTGCCTCAGGTTCAGGGGCAACAGGGTCGGGAGGAGGGGCACGCTCACAATCAAAAATATAACACTTGTCTGAACATCCTAATCTGCATCTGCACGCACAGCGAGACTGCCATATAACTAATAATAAAGTTCCTACTGCTCCTAATGATAATGCTAATGCTCCTGCTAACTGGTCTATTGTGAAATCTTGTAATTCTCCTCCATTCAGTTCTATTCCTTCACTCTCTGACATTTTATTATACTTTATATAAATAAATTAATTTTCCAACTCAATATTAGACACGGAGGCAATTGTTTTTATTACCTTCATAATGAGTTTCACATTCTCTTTTAGTTCATTGTGCTCAACGAGGAGTAAGTCATATCTCATCTTATAACAATCTTGGCAAGGAACCTCCATATCGTTAATACTCTCAATAATATTATTAATCATTTCCTTCTTACCTCCTCCAACAGGGGCAAATTGTGCCGATGGGTTGTTCTCAAAATGAGTTTCTAAATCCTCAACGACAACTAAATCATCAGCATCAGGCATATTCACAGCAGGAGGATTTAACCTTAATAGATATGTATTCTTTACCTTGCAAGTCTCAGTAGTCGTTGGCAGTCCCTGATGAGGAACCTGAACAGAAACATCTGAATAAGTATCATTAATCTTTTCCAGGCGACACTGCTTCCACTTCTTATACTTGCCCCCTGTAATCTTATATTCCTCACCTACGATTAGATGAGAGTTCTTATCCTGCTTCACAGGAGTATTTAGTTCGCTAATCATTTCATTAACCATTTCGCTTTCAGAATTGATTTCCAGACCGATAGATGCCAGGTGCTTGTGCTTGTCTTGTTCAGAAATTGTAGTTCCCTCCATTGTATTTTATTATATGCATATATATTTTTATTCTTTTAAATAGTTTTGTTTTATTGGTTAGTCAATATAAAGACGAACTGCTTTTGTGATATCTACTCGGCAATAGGGGCAAGACATTGTCCTCCCTGATGCTATCATACCATTAAAGCATTCGGCACAATTGCTATGACCACAATTATATATAATAGGTTTCTTTGCTCCTTGCTTGACTTGATTTTCCTGACATATTCCACAGAAAAATAAAATATTATCTTTCTCTTGTTTTTTTATTTCTTCTTCTGTTCCAGTAAAGACAGGGTCTTCATCAATAGGTATTAATTCAGATACATTCTCACCAGGGGCAGGTGTCTCTGCGACATTCCCTTCTAAGAAACACATTAATGCATATTTAGTTCGCCCAGCATTCATAGCGTGCTTTAAAGATTTCCTCTTCCAAGAAGCGATACACTGATGACACTTAGCATTCTTACAATTGGTCTTCCAAACATTCCTGGGTGGATTACTCGCCATTCTATTATAGTTTTATTATATCATTTTATCTTTAAACCTTAACCCGCCCAAAAAACTAAACTATTTAAAAGAATAAATATAATTATGCATATACAATATACAGATGGAAACCCAACTGAGAACTGCTATCAATGACTGGAAAACTTCTCGCGGACTGGAACCTTATTCTGATAAAACTATTAATAAATATCTGTCTGACATACGAAAACTCGCTCCCAAGGACTATACTGATATGCTCTGGGCAAATGATAGTGCGATGGTTGCTGGGAAACTTTCAGATTTTAAACCAAATACTCAGCGAAACTATTATAACTCACTTCTCGTTGGTCTTTATGCTTCGGGTATGGAAAAGGGTTCAGGCATTGCGAAGATTTACGAGGCAAAGCGAGACCTTCTTAATGCTGAATACGACAAGAATAAGGGAATGAATACTAAATCACAACAGGAAGTCTTAAAGAATGTGAAGGCAAGTGATATTGATAATATGCTCCGAATGATGGAGAAAGACCTGAGAACAAGACAGACACATATGGCATATGCAATGATTAATATTTATAAATACTACCAGTTTAGAAATGATGTCGCAGGGATGGAAATATTCCCTAATAAAATCTTTGATGAGATTGATGAGATTGAGAGGTCTGAGCACAATTATCTCGTATTAGGAAAACCTCCTGAAAGTATGAGTTTTGTTCTTAATAATTATAAAACAAGCAAGAAATATGGAGAGAAGACCATTGAGATTGAGAACCCTAATCTCCAAGTTGTTCTTAAAGAATGGATTAAGTATAAGATTAACGGAGATTGGAGTAAGTTAGAAAATAAAGTAATCTACCTCTTTGATTGGGCGACTGGTAATCCTCTGTCAAGAAATGATATCTCACATCTTCTCACTGAAACATTCCAAAAATACCTCGGATACAATATCTCTACTACACTACTCAGAAAGATATATGGTAATATCCCTACTGATATTAATGACGCATCTGATGAAGAAATGAAAGAAGTAATCAAGCAAGCAAATGCCTCGGGTCATTCTGTTCAGACAAAAGGTGCGGTTTATTCCAAAGGATAATTTATATTAAGTAGTATAAGATGCGGGGACAAATCTACAAAATCCACAATCCAGTGAATAAAAATACTTATATTGGTTCTACGATACAAAAATGTGCAAAGAAGAGATTTTATCGTCATAGACAGAAAGCACTAACTTGCCCCCGATATGGATGCCTCTTTAATGGAGAGGTTGAGTTTAATGTAATCTCAGAGGTTGATGTTAATACCATTCAGGAATTAAGAGAATTAGAACAAGTGTTCATTAAGATTGCCGAAAATAGTGATGATACCTGTATTAATAAAAATATGTCCTATGTTCCTGACTACTTAAAGAAACAGAGAATTAATGAACAAAAACAAAAATATAAAAAAACACAAAAAGGTCTTAAAGCAAGGAAGTGGCAAAATTATCGCCATCAATGTAGGAAGAAGATTAATTCAGAAATAAAATTATATTTCTCTAAATAAGAGTGTCCAGGGTGTCCAGGGTAAATCTACTAAAAATAATAAAATAAAATTATAATATTTTTAGTTAATATAAATGGCAAAAGCGACTGGCAAGGCAGGACAGAAGAAACCTCTTTATAAACCGATGAAATCAACTAAGAAAGGTAAGAAGAAAATGGTATATGTTAAGAGTGAGAGTGGTGGAACTAAATTAATACATTACGGAGATAGCAGTATGCAAGACTTCACACAACACAAAGACCCCAAGAGGCGTGCGTCATTCCTCGCTCGGTCAAAAGGCATCAAGAAGAAAGATGGTTCATTCGCATACAAAGATAAAAACTCTCCCGCTTACTGGGCAGTGAAAGATTTATGGAAAGGTTAATCAAATGATAATGAAAATTGCCCCTTACGACTTGTCATTCCCGCCAACCCTCCTGACTTTATCTTCTTCGTTAATCTCTGTTGCATACGATAAGTTATAACTGGTTGGATTTTATTTTTAATTTTCGTATCATTATTTAATAGTTTTATTGCTCGCCGACAAGTTGGGATATCACAATACTTCCGAACAATCATAGCATCATCAATGACTTCATCTATCGTTTCATAGGTTGTTGATGATAAACAATATCCACAGATTTTAGAATAATTTATTATTTTTTTACTTTTATCTATTATTAGTTCTTTTTCCTTGACCGATAACACTTGCTTCGGTGAAGGTTTATTCAGATACTCTCTCAAATCATCAAGACAATCTATATCATAATAAAATCTATCTGGTTTCAGTTTATCAATTGTTCTCAAATGCAAATCTATCAATCCTTTAAGTGCTTCCTTATTTAAATCATTTGCATTCTCAATGACATCGTGCCACTCAAAAACATCAATGATTTCTATTAAGTCTTTCCTTGTGTGTGTTTTATGTATTGTCATTTTATATAATAAAATAAAATATTTTATTTAATAAATGCCAACCTACGGACAGATTACGACAGGTGATAGGAAACAAAGTGCACGCAAAATTGCCCCCCAACCGAAGTCAGGGGGCAAAGATGCTCCTAAATCTAAACGAGGATATACTAAGAAGAATATGGATTACTGGAATAAAAAGAAAAAGAAGAAATAATTTTATTGGTCGGGGTCATCCTCACGCCACACATATACATAGTCTTGCTTCTTGCCCATCTGCTGACCCATCTGTTGGAGAAAGTTAATCTTCTCATCACACTCACGAAACCCATACTTACCAGTTAGGGTCTCATAAATCTTGGGAGATATATTAATACACACAGGGCGACCCACCCATACAAGAGTAAGGCACATCTCAATCATTGGGATGAGGAAGGATTTATAATATTCATCGTCATCCTTAAAAGGGTTCATTCCCTCATAGACCTCCAAGTTGCCATAGGGAGGCGAAGTGAGCACCATATCATATGTATGAAGATGATGATAGAGGAAGCAGGAACCTGTAAAGATATTCGCATCTTCATACAGAGTTTCTATCTGACCAGTGCTCAGGTCGCTAAGCATCTTCTTGGCATATTCGGCGATTGCTGGGTTCGTGTCGCAACCAAAATACTTACAACCAGCACTCAGAGTGCCCAGCATCCGACCACCCCAACCAGCACAAGGGTCAAAAACCTTCATATCAGCGTCGCAGAAATGGGACACAAGGAACTTCGCTGTGCTCGGTTTAAAAAAGGTAATCGCCTTGTTCAGTTCATAGGCATCCCGAGCAGAAGGGGCACGACCCTTCCTCCTGTCCATCTTACAGACACGCTCCCAATACTTCTGAGGGTCTGTTTCATAAGTCTCCATCAATGTCTTGCCGTTCTTGTAGCGAGTAGCAAGCAGTCCTCGCCAGTAGTAGGCATAGACAATCTTGTTTCCGCAGAAGGAGTTTTTATTGGTAGAGGCATCATAATCAAGCAGTTTCTTGTATTCCGACTTTGCCCCTGACGGAGACAAGTGGAACTCGTGCTCCAATGCTGTCAGGAACAACTCGGGAGTGGGAATGGTCATCTTCATCCCAGTGCCGAATGTTTCGGTGTCTTCGCCAAGGATGAAGCAGTTGTATTTGTCAGGGGAAGGCATTATGTTAGTTCTGTTATAGTTTTATTACTCGCTAATTCTTTAAATATCTAAGCGGGCGGGGCAGTTATTGCATATGCACCGCTTTTAGCGGGCATTTGTGCAAATCAACCCTTTTTATTATATTGCCCCTGCTTGGGTGGTTTCTTCTTGTCAAGACCTCGCTTCTGCCCCTTCACCTGCATCTCAGTCATCTTGGGATTTCTGCGAGTGTCCTTTTTTCTATTTATTTTCTTTTTAGACCCATCAGTAGAACCCTCAAAGACATCCTTTTCCCTGACCTTCTCTTCCTTCTCAATATGGTCTAAGATATCAAATTGCTGGACAGGGTCAGGAACTCCGTGTGTATCATTGGGATTATATCCGAACGATATAGACTTAACATTCTTCTTTTTCTTAGCATCTCCTACTCTTTTGCCCTTATTCACCATTATTATTTTATTATATAAAATAAAATATTTTTATTAGTATAAAATGAGTTTGTTGATTACCAGTAATTATCAGGACGAGTATGCTTCCAAGCAAGCAGGCGACCCCTCACATAAAATCAATCAGGGAACACCGATACAGAAAGCAAGTTTTTATTCTAATCATTTAAGAAATCCAGTTAAGATACCTCCTAACTCTGAGATTGCTGTTCAGTCTGTTAAAATTAATAGATTACCAGTTTATGATATCCAACCAGGAAATCGGTTTCATTGGTATCTTGGAGATGCTCTGGAAGATGCGACAGGAAAACCAATACTTAGTATAAATGAAACTTTATCTATTCCTATTCCAGCAACAATAAAACCAGGGGTTTATACTCAGGAAGAGTTCAGAACTCAATTAGAAAGCGAACTTAAAAGATGCACGAGTATGCACCCTAATTACTTTAATAAAGTATCAATATCCGATAATATAGTATCAGGAAAATATGAAGGATTTAAGTTTGACTTTCAGGCAATTGATTTAGCAGATGGAACCAACTATGGAGATAAACTCGCCACTTGGCAAGGATATCATCGTGCCACTGCCCCTGTTCAGGGTGCTGGTGAGTATAGTATTACCCCTGATGCTGTTAATAAGAAAACTACTATTAAGAGATTAAAAGCAGAAGGTGCTTTCCCCAGTAAGGAAATGACTATTATTAATACAGATTGTCCTATGGAATTAGGGAAAGGTGGATTTGAGATTGATTTGTGGGATACTTATGGTAAATCAGTGAATGCGGGAGCGGGTAGTCCTCAGTTTGATGAGGATTATTATAAACATAAATGTGGTTTCTTCCTCACTTCTCCTGCTTTGCAAGATGGTTCTAAAAATCCGTTCCTTGCCCCTGGTATCGCTGACCAAGGATTGTTGGGATTTGATTTTATGGGATTACCAGAGGATGAAGTATCATATGGAGATTACAGAGTTGATTGGAATAGGAAGTTAGATGGCACAGGATATGCTCTTATCTTATCACAGGCAGTTTATGATGATAGTGCTGGTGGTGTTGTAATGAAAGAGATTGAGTATTGGAAAGCAACAGGAGGGGCAGTTGATCACCAGATTATGACATCAGGGGCAAATAAAGTCGGAGATGATAGCACAAAACCAGCAACGGATTGCTTCGTTGGAAAACTTAAAGTTGAGTTTAAGAATACTGGAATAAAATTATCAATGGCACATTACGATGCGACAAGTAAGGCAACCACTTTCTCTAAAATCATCTGTGATACTACAATTGTAGCGAACAGAGTTTCTCACGAATATGTATGGACACCTATTAATCAGAACAAGTGGGCACTTTATTTAGGTGTTTCACAAGCATCTGAAAATCACGAAACTATTATTACAAAAATGGAATGGCAGGATGGTTTAAGAACATTCTTTAAATATGGAACAGGTGTCGGGGATGGGACAAGTTGGTGGTCTCAATCAGGATATAATGGAACTACGAGAAATATGGAACTCTGTAAAGACCTCGCTTCACGAGATAATCAAAAGATGAAAGCAGGAACAATTATTCATTGGAGAGGTCTAACTGCTGATAGTGATGCATTAGAATTACATAGAGCATTCGTATGTCAGCAACCAAAAGTCAATACTGGTCTCTCTGTTGAGAAAGGTATGTATTACCCCGCATTCGGTGCGAATATGGGAGATGAATTAGGTTTCCCAATCCTTCACGCAATTCCATCTACTCAGTTCGGAGTTGGTGAGAAGAGCGGAGGTGGAGTTATCGCAAGACCAGGGGCAAGTTTCAGTTGGGTTATTAATTCTCAGGCAGTTCCAACATTCTCTGTTCATTCAGCATTTATTAAGTGTCCTAATCTAACTGCTCAGAGTTATAATTTCTGCAAATCAATACCCTCTCAGATATTGTATCATATCCCAAGATTTAGTAATGAAGGAAGAGAACACGGAGATTTATTCTTTGAGGTAAAAGACAGAACTTATATAGACCTACGAAATGTTGATGTTCTTAATCTTAATCAGTTAGATGTGATGATTGTTGATAAGAATGAACAACTTGTCGGCGACCTCACAGGAAATACAACTATCGTCTTCCACATTCGCCAAAGATAGAAAGAATAGAATTAATAGAAATATAGAAATAGAAATAGAATTAATTTTTTATTATTTTTTTCTATTTTAAGTTATAAAATGGACGATATGATAGATGTTAAAATGCCTCCGCCTCCTGAACCTGCAAGTGAAACAGCAGAACCTCTTAAAATGGTAATCAATGAAGATGAAGAAATTGCCCCTGAGGAACCTGAGGAACCAGTAGTCAGAAATAAAGTTCCTGATGAAGATGTTTTTAAAGAAGCACCACAAATAAAAAAAGTGAAACGCCAACCCTCAGCGAAACAACTTGCACACCTAAAAAAGATGAGAGAAAAGAAAGAAGCAAATAGAATTGCGAAAGAAGAATGGATGGAAGAACAAAGAAGCAAGCAAAAGAAGTTCATTGAGCAAGAAGAGAGATATTCACCTGACCAGGGCGACCAGGGCAAATTAACTAAAATTAGAAAAAAAAAAATAAATAATTCTTCTATAACTTTTAGTGAAAATCCTGCTGGTCAGGGTGGTCGGCAGAATGAACCAATCAATCAAGAATATGAATATGAAAATCCTGAATATCAAGGTCAGCAATATTATGAAGAACCTACTGCCCCTCCTCCTGCACAGCGTGAGCAAGTCGGTATGTATCAACTATCGGCAGAACAGATTAGAGATTTGCAATTTAGTGCGATTAATGATTATGATACAATTAGAAAACAGAGGAAAGCAGAGAAAGAAGCACAACAGGCACAAGCATATCTCGCTCAACAGAAGCAACAAGTATTTCAGCAAATGAGAGGTTCTACGAAACAGCAATTTAATCCTAATGACCCTTGGGCAACTTGTTTTAATTAATTATTTTTAACTTTTACTTTTTTTATTTGATATTATATAAATAATGTCAGGCAGAGGAACTATTAAGGCAGGCACATTCGGAGGTCGTCGTTATCGTGAAAAGGCAGTGAAGACTACTAAACAGAACAAGGAGTTGGCGAAGGATATTAAATCATCTCAAAAAGCACTTGCCCCTAAGTCTAAACAGATTAAAGATTTACCCCAAAGAGCAAGATTACCTCGTTCAGGTAATGTTCTCAATGCTCCTCTTGGAAGAGGTGGTCTCGGACTTGCCCCTGCTACATTCCAAGATATGGAACAAGATGAAATACCTTTCGTAGGTAAAAAACCATTCGCTGCATATACACAGAGTAGAGATGATAGGGCAAGAGATATTCAGAGAACTACTAATACAATGCCTCTTATGCAAGATGCGAATTATTTAAATCTAATTAGGCGTGAAGTAGAACAGAGACATCGTGAAATGAATAATCCCGATATAGATTTTGAGGATTTTAATGAACAGGATGACATAGAAGAAGAGCAGGCAGTTGAGGCAGGACAAGTAGATGAAGAAACTGGCGATATAGATTATGGCACAGCAGTTCCTGGCGATTTTGGTGGCAATTTTGGTGAGGTAGATGCCTTAGATTTTGACCCATTTGCAGAAAATGATGATATCATTGACCCAGGCACAGATAGTGATGAAGAAGCAGAAGCATTCGGTAGAGCATTAGATAAAGCAGGTGAGCAGAAAAACTTAGCAGAAGAAATCGCAAGAAGAAGAGAAGCAAGACAGCGGAGTGCGATGTCTATTCCTGGTGGCGATAGAGCAAGACCCAATCGTTTCTTTGACCCTAAAATAGATTTTCAGGCAGAAGATGATAGTTCATCAGGTATAAGAACAAAAACAACAGACAGAGATAAAGCAGTTAGTTATATTGGAGGTTTAGCACCTCAGGAAAAGATGCCGACCAAGTATCCTATTGAGTTTTATAAGAGAAAAAAAGCAACTAAAAAAGAAGGAGGTGGAACTAAATTAGATGTAGGGGCAAAAGGTAATCTTAAACCAACCGATGAATATGTCGCATTACAAGAGGGTAGAGTATTAGATACAAGATTAGGAATGGCAGGAAAAGATATTGAGACTGGAACTCGTAGTAGAGTTAGTCTGAAAGCAGATAAAACTAAAAAGAAAGTAATTCCATTATTCGTTAATCCGAAAACAGGAGTGCAAGAGAAAATAGGAATTATGAGAGACCCTAAAACTCGTAAGATACTTACAGATAGACAAGGAAATCCTAAATTAGAAAAGAAAACTCTTACAATTGCCCCTCGTGAAAAACCAGTGGAAGAGTATTGGGGAGTAGATAGAAAAGGTATGAGCAGAGATGAAGACAACCCACCAACAAGAGACCCATATGAAGGTCGTAGGAATGTCTCTGTGAAACCTAAGCAGAGAGCAACAAAACGCAGAGAAGCAGACACGAAACACGCTTTATATGTTAAGACTAAAAGAGAAGAAGACCCGAATTGGCAACCAAGAGGTCATAATGAGTTTCAGTATGGAGCAGGAATGCCCGCAAATACGAGATATTTTAGTCAGATTAAACAAGGTAAAGAGGCATCCCTACAAAATGTGGGTGCGGGGCAATATATACCTGAACCATTCCAACCCGACCTCACAGGCAATAATGCTCCAATAGTAGGGGCAGATAGAATGAGAATGGATATGGTGCAGAATGCCTTAGTCCCAGCATTTCCAGGGGCAAAAGATATCTACGCACCAAAGAAATCAATGAGAGGCGGAGTATCACAAGCACCTATGCAAAATATAACTAATCCTCCTATGGCACCTATGCAACAGGCAGGTGGAAGAGAACCTCCTATGAGACCTACTGGAAGTTGGCAACCTGAACCAGGTGCCCCTGCCCCTTATGCATCTCAGGCGACAGATGCTGATATAATGAGAGGATTTTATGCTGAAATGGGAGAAGAACCTGATGAGGACTATATTGCTTCACAAGTTGCTATGTTAGCATAAAAATAAAAATATATATATAGTTATAAATGGAAGGGAAAACCAATGAACCTAAACAGGCGACCGATGAAACCTCTTCATCTGATGAAGAGACATTTGACCAAGCACCAGCACCTCCTCAGATATTAAAAGTTAAAGACCCACCGAAAGAAAAGACGAAACCACTTCATCCACATCTCCCTCAACCTCCTGCACTTTTATTGATGATTTCGCCAATTCGCACAGGAAAATCTACGATAATAAATAATTTATTATTAAATAGTAAGTTTTTTGGGCAAGATTTCTTTGATGAAGTGATGTGTGTTTCACCAACTATTTATAATGATAAAACTTCTCGTTTCTTAAAGAAAGCATTTGATTGTTATGATGAATATGATGACAGCATTATAGATGCATTAATAGAGAAACAAGAAGGATACGAAGACCCACAAGAGAGACCTGATATTGCTTTAATTTTAGACGATATTATTGGATTAATTAGGCGTGAAGCGAAAGTCAATCATTTAGCATCAAGGTTCAGGCATTACAATATAAAACTTTTATTAATGAGTTCTCAGAATTATCGTAAAGTTAGTCCAGTCATTAGGTCTAATGCTACGAATATGATAATTGGAAGTCCTTTTCCAAATATGAAAGAACTTGGGAAAATTGCAGAGGAGATAGGCGACCAATTCGGTGGGGCGGATAACTTTTTAAAGATTTATTATGCAGCGACACCCAATAAATATGACTTTCTTTATTTAGACTTACAATCCAATCCTCCACTCGCTTATCATAATTTTGATGAGATAATCGCTGTTGGCGGACAGCACCGAGAAGAAGGTGGAGCAGAATTGGGAGATGTAGCAGGAAAGCAAGCAGAGATAAATGCATCGGCACCGAAACAACAATATTAATTTTTAGTAGATTATTTTTATTATATTTATACTTATATAAATGGATATCGGAGCAGGCATCGCACAAGGTTCGGATTTAATGAGGTCAGGGGCAAGTTTTAACGCAGACCAAATGAGAGTAAAAGAAGAACTAAATAGAAAAGCGACAACAGACTATAATAATACAATTAGTAATGCGAAAATGAAAGCAGATGCTTTTAAGTCGGGTTTTGATGTTTATGATAAAGGTTCAGCAGTTGGAGGGGCAGTTAATACAGCACTCACAGGAGCGAAAGTATATTCAGATGCTGTTAATTTTGATAGTGAAGTCGCTGGTTTTGGTAGAAAAGGTGTCTTTTCTCAATCAGGTAAAGGGGCAGATGCTTTCTTAGCATCTCAGGGGCAGATAGCGAAAGGTAGATTTGGTCAGGCGAAAGCAACTCTAAGAAGAGCAGTTGGATATGATGATGCTGATAGTGCCCCGCAGTCGGCAGGAGAATTAGGATTATCAAGAGAAAAGTTCGTCGGAACAGAAGACCAGGCATCTCAGATGGGGTCAAGAGTTAGAAATATTAATGACCCAGCACCAACAACAATAGAAAGACCACAGACAAGAATGAATAGAATATTCGGAGGAGAGAGCACAGGTCTTGGAACTAATACAGGGGCAATAACTGGTAGTCGTTCTAATTATACATCAGGATTAGAGACAACGATGGAGAGTTCATCAGAAGGGGCAGATGCTGGTAAGATTGCTGGCGGAGGTAAAGACGCAACAGATGCTCAGAGGGCAGTTGCAAAAGCAAGTGGAGGATTATTCACAGCAGAAGCAGGGGCAGATGCAGAAAGTGGAATGGCAGGAGGAGTTGTTAGGAAATTAGGAAAGTTCGTATCAGATATGCCCGAAGGTCAGTTAGGGGCAGTTGCGGATGTCGTAGGAAAAGGGGCAGGTTTTATCGGAGCAGGTAAATCTATTTATGAAGATTTAACTGGTGAGAGAAAAGATATGACAGGTGCTCAGAAAGTCGCAAATACTGCCGATATTATATCAGGAGGTATAGATGCATTAAGTATCGCTATGCCCGCACTTGCCCCTATCGGTGCCGTTGCTGGGATTGCTTCATCACTATTAGATATAGGGTCAGAAGCAGATGGAGATACAGAAGCACAGAAGAAAGCAAAAGCATCAGCAGGGGCAACATTATCAACTCAGCAAGGAAAAAATCAACAAGCAATGACCCAAGTTGCTTCTCTTGGTTCGGCGGGGCAAATTGCGAAGACACAGATTTCAGCATATTAAGATGGGGTGCTTCGCGACCAGGGCGACCAGGGCATATTTACTATTTTTTTATGTTTTTTTTATTTTTATTTTTTTTATAGTTAATAGTATAAAATGAGTTTTTGGTCAGCGAATGAGAAAATCCCAGTTCAGCAGACGAAGGTAAGCATCCCAGCAGAGCACGGATTAGATTACCAGGCAGGGCAGAAAATTAATATTCATATTCCTCCTACTATTAAGTATTTCCAACCGAAAGAAAGTTATTTAGCATTTGAGGTAGAATTAGAAAATCCTAAGGTCGCAGGGGTAGATAGACCTGTTCGCCTCACTTTGGATGGTGAGACTGGTGCACAATGTTTAATTCGGGATATTCGTATCCATTCTGGGGGTTCAGGGGCAGTTCTATTAGAGGAAATCCAAGGATATAATACTCTAACTGCTCTAAGATATGATTATGAAACTAATGACGCAATTAAAGAAAAGCGTGCTCTCACAGAGGGTGTTGTCCAATACACTCCGACACAGCGAGGCACTTATGGTCAGTCTAAATTGGGTATTAATAATACTCGCCTCAATCCTTACACAACTCCTTATAAAAATAATCTTGATGGAACCCTTCCAGTCTCACGACAGAAGGGCGTGGCGAATGACGATGACTTTGGAAAAGTTGGAAACACAACCCAAGGTTCTCAGTATAATAAAGTAAAATGTCTATTGCCCCTTCACACTGGATTATTTCAGAGTTCTAAGGTATTCCCTGCTCTTCTTACCGAGGGTCTCCGTATAGAAATTATATTAGAAGATGCCTCACGAGTTCTCAGACTTCCCGACCAACTCCATCCTAATCGTAAGACTACAATGGGTCTCCAATTCCATTCTACCTCAGGTAAAGATAATGAAATTGATGTTAAGAAATGGACTAAGTCAGGCGGTTTAGCAACTGATATATTCTATGTTCAGAGAACTAATAATATGATTGATTTAGAAAATTGCCCCTTGGTAATTGGTCAGCGTATTGCTCTGTATAAGGATGTCCTATGGTCTGCTCAGAAATCCAATGCGAAACGCAGAATGAAAACTGATAAAGATATGATTGTTAAAGGTTTAAGATTTGTCAAGGGAGGTAATAACTCAACACTTGGAGGTGAGTTCGGATTGTTAGAAATAACGCTCACTGAGGCAGTTAAGAACCAGTCTGATGAAGATGTTGGTTCTGAATATTTCGTAAAAGATAATTCTATTTTAGAATGTGCTATTGATATGACACCTGCTTCTACGATTATGACTTGTAATTATAAAGTCAAGAATACTGAATTAATATTACAGACACTCACTATGCCTCAGGGATATACTCAGAAACTTATGGGTATGATGGGTGGCGGAGGTGCTATGAATTATGATTTCCTATCCTATACTAACTATAAGTTCTCTCAACTAAAAGGTGATAGAGTTATGAATATGCGACTTCCTCTCAATCAGACAAAAGCGAAATCTATTCTATGTCTTCCAACTGATAGTCAAGTATATTCTACTCGTCAGTTGATTGCTGGTGAAGATACAACAGAAAAAGATTTATATTCATATGCGAATACTTATCCTGCTGTTGATATGCCTGATAACTATACTTATGTAGATACATATGATTACTATGATAGGCGATTAGTCAGCAATCGCACTGGTCTTGTTGGAATTGCTGATGAAGCGACTGATTATCAGTTCTTCTATAATGGTCAGTTAAATCCTTCCCGATTAGTAGATTTATCTAAGATATCAAGAAGGCACGGCGTCCAACAGCAACCACTTGTAGAATTAGAGAAAGCATTAGCAATGGGAGGTATTAATCCACTTTCATTCTCCAAGTTCCAGCAGAACTTCTGCATAGGTCGTGCTCTCGCATTACAGCAAGGTGTCTATAATACTGCTGGTCGTGATTTTAATTTGCAAGTAAATTATCAGGGAACAACTGCCCCTAAGAAAAATAAACTTTGGAATAATTATGTTTCTCACATTCGCCGATTAATGGTTCAGGGAGATGCTGTTGTTGTTCAGATATAAGTGTCCAGGGTGTCCAAGTGATTACACCCCTTTTCTACTAATTTTATTTTTAGTTAATTTATTTTATATTTATAATAGTATAAAATGAGTGGCGTTCCGACAACTAATCTACATATAACTCCTTCTAATGTTTTGAGTGATGGTAAGATATCCTTTGCTTCGGGTAATCCAGTAATACAATTTATTATTGGAGAACAGAGCAGAGGTCTTTTAGGTCAGAGTTTAAGATTTACTGGTGAGTTTTCAGTATTTAAGAATGCTAATAAAGAAGCATTAGATGGTGATAAAATTAATATAGACCCTCGCCTTGGTGCATATTCTTTTATAGACCAATTAGTTATTAAGTCTCAGAAGACCCACGCTGTGATAGAGCATATCCGTCATTATTCTCGTATGATGGCAAGTTTCGTGCCTTTCACTGCTAATTTAGAAGATAATATTGGTCATCAGTCTCAGAGTGCTCTGACTATGCCCAATGCTAAACTAATGAAAGATAGTGTAGTAGAGATTGAGAGTGTGAATACAACTAAAAATAGTTTCTGTATGCATTTGCCTTGTGGTTTGTTTAACGGAACTTCGGCAATCCCTCTTGATACAACTGGTGGTCTCTTGGTTGAGATACACCTTGCCCCTGATGCGAATGTTTTATTTGATGAAGATGGTTCCCAGACTGCTTTTCCAACTGCTTTTTATGAATTAAGTAATTGTTTCCTTTGTGCTGAGGCAGAGATTACGACCCCAGGAGCAGGAACTGCTGGAACATTTGAGTATAATAGTATTTCTTCGTATTTCACATCTATTAATTCTACGAACGCAATTATTAATTTTAATTTAGGATTAAGCAATGTATTAAGTTGTTTCGCCAATATTCTTCCAGCATCACAGATTAATAATTTAGGATTTAATGGTAATGCGACTATGCCTATTACTAATATTGATGGGTCAGTAGCGAATATAGAACAACTTATCTTCACTCGTGGAGGCGAGAAGTTCCCATTAGAATATAATATAGATACTATCCACACTGGCGACCCTCATAAAGACCAGCGAGTATTGGATAGTCAGATTATTCGTGAAGGTATGTCTGCTATCAGAAAGTTCGCTAAGATGTCAAGAACTATGATATCTCCTACTAATACTCATTTAACTGATTTCGCTAATCCAACAGGAGGTGCTAAAAATAGCGGTATTAATATTCGTGATGACCAGCGAGCAGAAGGGGGCAATTGTTTTATTGTAGGAGTAAATTATGATGCTATTTCCAATCAGGGTGTCTCATTTGCATCTCAGGATTTTGGTATTAATATGCAATGTGGTCTCACGACCAATAATCCTCACGCTTTCTTCTTATTTGTTCATTCTAAGAATACACTTGTATTTGATGGTCAAGGAGGATTACAGGTTATGAGTTAAATAAAATTATATTAATAATAACAATGCCTACCGAAGAACCCTGCGAAAAAAAGAAAAGTTATCAACATTCATATCCCTATCCTGATGGTTCTAAAAAGAGAGGAAGAAGAACGAAAGAAGAACAAGAAAAATATAATAAAACACAACAATTAAAGGTCGTCAAGAAGACGACTATACTAACATTTGATTAGTCTTTTTATAATTTTATTTTTTAGTTAATTTATTTTATATTTATAATAGTATAAAATGAGTGCTTCTACGAACCCGAATGAAAATGGACAACCGATGAGTGCCCCTCCCTCTGGCGGAGCGGGTGGTATTCCTGATTTAATGAAGATTGGGTCTATTCCAGTCAATACAGTGCAAGAGGTAGAAACGGCAATTTTAGACCCAGTCGTTAAAAGTGATACATTCTGTCGCTTCGTATTTCAGAATAAAGGTCTTCTTCATTCTAATTCTAAGGTTGAGATTGGATTAAAGAATGCTCCTCTGGATGCTTTCCTTCCTCTTGGTATTGGAGCATATGCTCTTATTAAGAGAGTTGCTCTAAAAATAGGTAATCAGACGATTTGTGAAGTAGATGATTTTAACCATTATATGAGTTATCGTTCTATGTTCATTGCGAATGAAAATCAGAAAGAACGAGAACAGATGACCACTGGTCGTTCTATTTCTCATCAGTTTGCATATGCTGACCGAGCATCTACCACAGGAGGCGGTGAGAGTATGGGTCTTGCAAATGGTATTGTATTAGATAATGGGCGTGAAGCAGATGTCAGGGGCAATAATGCTGGTGGTGTCGGTAATTTTATTGATACAACTGCGAACTATTATCCGAACACTTGGCAATTGCTTAAAGTCGCAGATGATAGGGATATCTCAACTTACCAACTTGCACTTTCGGAACTTTGCCCCTTTTTAAGACAGAACCAATTGCCCCTGTATATGTTAAAGGAACAGGTTGCCTTAGAACTCACATTCTCAGGTGCTGGCGATAATTTTTTCGCATCTGACAGAGTTTCACTAAAAGGTGGTGAAGCAACTACTTCTTCGTATCCTATTGATACAGATAGTCTCCGTATGATATCTGACCATATCTTCTATCCTCAGGAACTTATGCTCCAATATCAGCAGGCAAATCAAGTATTAAACTTTACTTATATTGATTATCGTTTATCTAAACAATCAGTTGCTCAGGCAGATGCTAAATCACAGATGATAAGAAATCTTGGAGGGGCAGGTCGTATCGTATCTAAGGTTATCGCAATGATGGGAGATGAAGATTTAATTGAGGATAAATTACTCAATGGTTATGTTTCTCAGGGTTGTAGTAAAGATTACTCAGCAGGGGCAGGTAATGCCAATTCTAAGAATGGTGTATGCACAATCAATCTAAAATATAATGATACTTTTGAGTATCCTATTGATGTGAAGAACCCTGCTCGCCATTTCCATAATGTTGTTCAGACAGAGGGAATGGTTCCATTCATTACTCGTGAGGAATATTCTAATGAAGGTAAATCTCTCTCTGTTCGTAAGTATTGGGATAATGCTATTAATACAAATCTTGCTGGTAAGTTCTTCCATCTTTCTACGAAACTGACATCTCAGGAGCGTATTAATAGCAGAGGTATAGAATTATATTACAAGTTTGAGGATTTACCTGATAATACCAAGGATTATACGCATCGTGTCTTCTTAGAAGTATTAAGAACCGCAACTATTCAGAATGGATATACCGAGTGCTACTTCGCCTAACTCTCTGTCCAGGGTGTCCAACCCAATAACTAAGTTTTATAGATTTTTTTTATTTATTTATTATATAGTAATATAATGAGTAATACCCCTGGTCAGTCTGCCCCCTACACTGATACATTTATCTTAGATTGTAATAGGAACAACTCTGTTGAGGCAGATGCGGGACACAATGCAAATCCAGCACAATTCACTAATAAACAAGGACAAGGTTTAAAATTAAATAGAGGCGATAAGGTTTCATTACATTCAGCGATGATTAATGAAATCGGTAATACAGATGGAACAATTGAGTTTAAGGGAGAATTAATAAAAAATAGCAAAGGAGATACAATAACATATGCATTAGAAGAAACATCACAGACATTAGCACAACCTGCCCCTCTTGATGATTTATTTAGTGATAATACTAACTTTCCATTCACTCCTACGGGAGCACCTGTCGCAAGTAATATTGCCCACGAAAGAGGAGAATTAGTTGGAATGAGTAAGAAGCAACTTCTCCAACCATATGGAAACCATCAATCAGATTGTAGCAATGTTCCTAAAAGTTTTGTTATGAAAGATAATGAAATGAATGTTCAGTGTTCTTATTATAAAACAACGAATGGTGAAAACTATTTTCATCTTCCTCGTAGATTTGATATTGGTAATAGTCGTGAATATGGAGCGAAAGCGAATAAAGATAAAGATGGTGCAAACGCAGTAGGGGCAACAGCAAGAACATCAAGAGGATTTCAGACTGATGAAGATACTTTACCTTGGGCATATCACGGCATCCAATGGTCTCAGTGCCCAGCAACCGAGTTTCAGGGATTAGAGAAGATAGGGGTGCACGATTGCGGATATAATGGATTACCTCAGGCAGATGTGAGGGTTCAGTCTCAGGTTCCTGATGACTGGTTCTTCCAAGAGAAAAGTAGAAGAATAAAATGCGAGAACTTAGGGTCAGCAGATGATGGACAGCATCCTGCTATTGGTCAGTCAAAAAGAAATCTCAATAGTCTTGGAACAACTCAGAGATTTAGATATAAAAATGATAATTCACGATATATGATTTTTAAAAAAGAAAGAACTTATTTCACAACTCCAAAAATCCTTAATGAGTTCCTCTCACCTGCTCAGTTAGCAGAATGTGTGAAACCTGATAAATTAACAGGTTCATCTACTAATGATTTCTTATCATATGTAGATACTGACCGAGGAGATGGGCACGAGGTGAAAGTTGTTCCTGGTAATAAAACTATAAGATATTTTAATGTCAGAGACCCTGCTTGCACATCAGACTGGTTGCCTTATTACGAAATAAAAAACATCTCTGTTGAGAGTGGATTTAAAGCACCTGAGGATGTAGCGGAAGAGGTCAGTAGAAAATTAAATAAAACTACTGAATTATTAGAAATATTTAGTAGAGTAGGCGAGAAGAGCGATACCCCTGGATATGCTAATGAACCAGGAGACCCTACGAGAGTTAAGACAGGTGCAGCAGGGGTAATAGAACCTCCTGCTGATAGCACTGCTCATCAGTGTGTTGGGATAAAGAAAGATGGTGAATTATTTAAATCATTCTTTTCTACTAATCATCGTTGTTTTAATTCTACTAATTGTAATAAATATTTCGTTTCTTCATCTGATGGAACCACTGCTAATTATCCTGAGGTAAGACCTGAGGTTATCAGATATATGATGGGATATCATTATATTGGTGTGAAACGACCTAATCTATGGATAACTGGTAGAAAGTTCTGTCGGGATGCTCTTGGTGTTGGAACTGCCCCTGGCGAGACTTGGGGTGAGGTTGATGACTTCACACTTCATCCTGATGCTCCTGCTATTAATACGACTGGTAATATGCATCACACTGCTGAAATAATAACAACAATTCCTTGGTCTAAAAGGCATTTACTAATAGATTTTATTAAGTCTCAGGGCGAATATCCTGAATTATTTGATTATCCTTATTCTGCTATTAAGTTAAGAGGTAGTTATAATACTGATGATGATGTAAGATTAGATAAGTTCCAGATGGGTAATTCTAAGACTGGTCAGACACTTGCTCGTTTTCTTCATATAGATATAGCGAAGTATAATGCTAATCATTGGTTAGATAGTAATAATAAGTTTAAGCACGATAGCAGACGATTAGGTTGTGATAATTATTTATTTGCTCATAATAGTGATTATGATGCTGTGATACCTTCCACAGAAGGCGAGACACCGACAGGATTTAAACAAGTAGTTCAGTCAGTCGCTGGGCGAGACCCAGTTAATATGCCATCTGCCCCTAATGCATATCCTGATGTTTCCGACAGAGTGAATAGGTCAGGTTCATTACCTTATTATGATTTATCTTCTTCTCCTCTTTGGTTTCATTTTGACCCAACAAGACAGGATATTGATGGAGGTGGTGAGAGTATGAGTTGTGATGATATGAACCTCTGCTTTGGTTGTATGAAGAAATATAATCCAGCGAAAGAGGGAGTTGGTGTTCCAACGAAAGCAGGAGATTTTATTGCTTTCACTACAACTCGTATCGGTGGTATTCCTGACTTTGTATTCAGAGGTTGTAATCAAGAGAATACTTTATTAAATCAGACATTAGACCATACTAATTATATTGGAGTTGATAGGCATTTTAATGCATACGGGACGAATGTGATAATGCCTTACTCAGGATATCTGACAGGAACTCAACCTGATTTAAAAACAACTTATGAAAATCCGAAACCATCAACAGGATTTAATGATAATACACAATTTTATTATTGTAATCAACCAGGTATTCAGTTGCCTCCTGTCTGTTGGTTGCCTGAGAAGACGCAGACTAAATTAGAATATAGTTATCAACACGCTCTTCATACATATCTCGGTGCCAATGCTATCTCACTAAATTATGATAGTGAAGGTAGTAAGAGATTTAATTGGCAAGGATTACACACTCCTGAGTTTATTGGAAACAATTTTAATGCTGGTTCTGATGCGACTGACCCTAAATTAGAGGGAGCATCTGACCAAGTTTATAAAATAAATAAAAGGTTAGGAGGGGCAAGTTTTTGTCCTGAGATGGTGCCATATAATACAGATGTCTCAACGACTTCACTTGATAATAATGATAATCCTATTGAGATAGCAACAAGTAATTGGAATATTACTCAGTGGAATGCCATATTTGATGCTCATTCAGGAATAACATTTCATAATTTTGGAGGAACAATAGAGAATAAACCTCATTGGCAGAAATCATTATGGGGTCTGTTAGGTTTCTCATTTGACCAATTTAATTTTAATTATGAAGATGAACCACTAAATATAAAAGACCGAGTATCATTTAATAGTCGTATTAATCCAGGTAATCAAGGAAGAACTCCTTTCCAATTAACCAATGCCTTAGTTAAGACATCCGATGTTTCAGTTTATCGTGAGAATATTTTTGGTTCATCAATGTTTAATCAACAAGGAATATCATATGGTAATGTGTGGCACGGAGGGTTATTAACTCAGAATGCTAAGAAACAACCTATTGCTGGTGAGCAGAGCGATTATGTTATTAATAATCCAGCAATCTCAATTTCTACAACAAGTGTTCCGCTCGTCGCTTCTTCGCAACCAACTAAGATGTTAAAACCTTATTATTTAATAAGAAGTAATATCATTGGTGATACTAAATATATAGGAGGTGGTAATTCCACAGATGGAGGACAGACCTTACCTATCATAGGAGTAGTTAATAAAGAAAATGGTTTCGGTGATTATTACTTTCAGACAAGTCAAATGGGTTCATTCACTATTACTGATGATGTAGTAATCTCAGAAATAAAAACATCAATACACGACCCCGATATGACATTGGCAAGAGTTGATAAGAACTCGGCAGTCTTGTATTTAATAGAAAAACAAAATAATAATAATTTAAATCTCGTATCTTCTCTGATGCAAGATGGTCAGTTAATTCCTCAGATGCTACAACCTCAGGAACTCACAGAACAGCAATTAGGTTCATATTTCTCACAAGGTATTATTAATACAGCAAAAGAACAAGAATTAATAAATCAACAGAATGTTCAGCAACATTATGAGACAACAGGTGGAACACCTGATGAGAATATTGGAACATTCGCTCAATATGATTTCGGACAATTTGCCCCTATGGCAGAACAACCGCAGACCCAAGAGGCACCACCAACTCCTACGAATATTGGAACTCGTATTAGAGCAAGAGTTAATCCTGAGAGAGAAGTTGGGCAAGCAAGATATGTCGGTGCTCCCGACCCATTAGAACCAAGAAGATTTATTACTCGGGCAGGAACAAGAAAATTAGAAGAATACAGAGGACATCAGGAAAGAGCAAGAGCAAGATTATATCAGAACTTCGTAAGAGCAGGAGATGCCCCTACTCATCAATCGCAAGAAGTGCCCGCTTGGTATCGTGAAGTTAATAGAACGCAACCAGGTCTCGCAAGAACATTAACCTATGAGAGCACACAAACAAATACATCATCAGAAGCGACAGCATCATCTAACCCATCATCAATGACTGCTCCATCAGAACCAAATGAGCGTCCAGACAAACCAGCGGAAAATCCCTGATATCTATAACTAAAAATAAATAAAAAAAATATAATATTTTAGTAAATATGCCCTGGACACCCTGGACAGATTAATCGCTATCAGATAGAACGATATAGTCTTCATCAGAAGAATGGTCGCTCAAAATAGGTTCTATATTGCTCTCTATTTCTATTGGGCAAGGTTGGTCTAATCCTTTATTATTAATTCTCATATTCGCTAAACCAATAATATATTGTAAGATGGATTGTTCATTTTCAGAACACTTGTTAAGAATTGATTTTATTTCCACAACATTATTTAGGTCAAGAGGTTCCATTTAGTATTCCTCAGATTTTATTTTAGTATATAAAACATATTCCTTACATCTTCTGAAATATCTTTCTTTAATAAAATCTTTATGTTGGATGAGAGGTTCTTTCACTGAACTAACTGGATGATATGAGTAGCGGTTATTAATATCTCTTGTTGTCCAATCATTCTTCTCAGGCGACCTACCGAACTTATATCCATTAATACAAAAAACATATTTACCTTTTTCTAATAAATTATTCATAATTTTAGTGATTACATCATCTTCTAAATGTTGTAAGACATCCTTAATAATGATGAGGTCATAATTCTCATTAATTCCATCAGCGACATTATAATGTCTGAAACTCTGACCATATTTATTTATATTATTCTCAATGACAGACTTAACAATATCTATCCCAACATAATGTATTTTATTTAATTCTAATTCTTTCATAATCTCCCAGTCTCCACAACCCACATCAAGGATTGACCCTATCTCATATTTCTCAATGATGTCGGTAATTTTATTTAGATAGTTTATATTATCGTGAGACAATTTAGACCCTGAACCTGAACCTCCCCAAATATTCTTCGCATAGATGTTAGAGAACTTCGCTTCCATTATATGTATTAATAGATAATTTTTCTTCTTCCTGGACTTGGTTGGATTTGCACAAATGCCCGCTAATCCAGGTGCATATGCAATAACTATCCACACCACACGCTTGACGACTGATAAAATACAAAAGCAAAAAAACACAACCTTTCGCTATGCTGTCCTGGAAGACGATGGAGGAGAGCAACCGACGCAACCGAGGGGCATATCGCAACTGGCAAGGGGCAGTATGTATCTCCGAGCAGGAGAGCAACTGGGTTCCCTCATCCATCACTGCCCCTCGTGAGGTTCCCAAGTCTCGGAAACCCAAGAAACTCGGCAAGACCCACAAGTTCTCCAAGTTCCGCCTGAACAAGAAAGCATCCTTCTTCTCTGATGGCGGATACGACCATCAACCCGACAAGCGACCGCCTTTCTCTTACCACGGACTTGCCCCTAAACCAACTTGCACAACCATCCAAGCACTCTCTTTCCTCCCACAAGATGTCGGTGATATGATTGGCAAGAAAATCCTGATGAACCAGTTGATGTCTCCTGCTGGTTTTGATAAAATCACCAAGTCTATCTGCTCCTGGATGAGGGGCGGACACGACTTTGAGGATTGGGTCGGTCATCGCCTGACGCCGAGCATCACACTTCCACACACACATTCTCCACTTGCCCCTACCATTTCCACTCGTTCCACTGCCCCTTGCGAATATGTTTCCTACAAGATTATCTCCTATGGTTGTAGCGATTGTAAGATAGTATGGGTTCCTCTGTGGTGGGTTGCTGTGTGGCACAAGGGACGCAATCAGGCAGTGAAGTATGCGAATACCCATCCATTCTCCCGCTCTGCCAATCCTCACAATTGGTATTCGGCGAAGCATCGCTGTCTGCCAACCCTCGGTCAATGGATTGAGGTTTCCCTGAGCACTCGGGACAACTGCACTGGCGACACAGAGCAGTGGGTAAATCGTCGGTGGTTCTATGATGTTGGAGAATGTGAGAAGTTCTACGGAGACACAGATGACCCCGAGTGGAAGGAGAAGTGGTATGAGTTTGCCAAGGGTTTCATTTACAAGGGACGAAAACCAGTCTCTTTCCTTGCTCACTCGGGCAGGGAGGATAAGCATTACGACTATGTCCCTATGCAAACAGCGGGTAGGATTAGTGCTACTGCCCATCTTGGCAATAAGCACTCGGATACTCAGTGTATGACCTTCTGTGAAAACACCTTCTTCTATCGTTAAGTATGTAGTTCCTCAATAAAATTATCATTCTATTTTTAGATTTCTCCTTGCCTTAATAGATTAGAAGCAACTGGCGGGCATTGTGCGATTTGCACGAATGCCCGCTAATTTGCGTGCATATGCAATAACTACCACACCACTCATAGAAGATAAGAAAAATACAAAAGCAAAAAAACACAACCCTTCATAATGTCCGACCCTTGCCCCATCTGCTACGATGCTGTCCCTAATGTGGTGGTCTGCGAGCATTCCCATTGCTTGTGTCAGACCTGCTACGACAGGATGATGTCCGATGCCCGCTCCCAAAATAAAAAGTGTGCCGAGTGCCGTGCCCCTATGTTTCAGTGGAATGACGGAACCCAAGACCCTGTGGTTGCCGATAGGGCGAGAGCAGTTGCCCCTGCTGGTGCTCCGCTTCTTGGTGCGGGTCTCACCTACAACGAGGCGAGGGTTCTTGCCTCTCGGATGTTCTACCAATGCGTGGATGGTGGTATGAATGCGAGGTCAAGGAATGCTCTAATCCGACACAACTTCCCTATCCTATGGCAAGGTCGTAGGTCATTCTCTGTTCTATCTCGGGCACAAGTAGCACAAAATCCTGCCCCTGCTCAGGCGATGGTTGCCCCTCCCGCTCGTCCCCGTGCTCCGCCGAGGTGCTCTCGCTGTCATCAGTTAGGTCATAACAGAAGCAACCGCTCCTGCCCAATGCATCCCCGCCCTCGCTAATTGCCCCTTTCCTCCAATAAAATTATCAGTGTATAAATAGATTATCCATCCCCAGGCATCCACACGCAACCAGCGGGCATAGTGCGATTTGCACGAATGCCCGCTAATTTGCGTGCATATGCAATAACTACACAACCACACAACCCATTGACTGAAAAATCTACAAAAGCAAAAAAACACAACCCTCTCACTACTTCACACACACTATGGACTTCTCCAAGTATTCTGCCTGTATCTCCCAGTGCGACCCCCCAGACGGAGGGGCAACTCTGGACGGCATCAACGGAGCAGGAACCGAGTATATGGTTCAGGCGTTCTACGCGGGATGGAGTTTCCCCGATGCCAGCGTCTTCACGACTGCCCAGTGGCAGGATGTGAAGAAGTCTCTTGACCTTGGACTGGTGGGTGCCCTCCGTGAGGGCAAGACACTGAAACAAGTGGGCGACGATATGATTGGCGAACTGGATGAACTGAAAGGTCATCTGGAACAACTGACCAAGGAAACTCCCCCTAACGCAGGGGGCAAGTGGTTCGGCGAGGTTGGCAGTGGTCTTCTGGAAGAGAGGATTGGGATGGACATTGGGATGGCGAAGGCGTGCTGGTATGCCAATGTCCATTGCCTCCTGAAAATGGGTAGGATTGAGGATGACAACGACAACGGATGGGCAATCATTCCTGCCTTTATGGCAAGGATGCTCTCTGGAATGGTCGCGAAATAATTGCCCCTGCCTGCTTGTATAGATAGATAGTGTAGTCTCCAATAAAATTACAGAGTATAAATAGATTGTCTCAACTCCACACCACACACGCAACCAGCGGGCATCGTGCGATTTGCACGAATGCCCGCTAATTTGCGTGCATATGCAATAACTACACAACCACACAACACTCCGCTACTCTAAAACTCTCAAAAGCAAAAAAACGCAACCACCTACTCAACAACTCTTCGCCAGTTAATTCGGGAGAACCGCTGAGTATGATGACCACCACTGCCCCTCTGATGCTGTGCGACCGCACCCGCTGCACGACGCCCAACATCCACTCGCTGATGTTGCCGAGCGGAGGTCTCGCCATAGACTTCCAGGTCTATAAGCAAGACAAGCAGAACGCCACTGCTCTTGTGAGCAAGGGCATCGCCACCATCAACGCCCTCATCGTGGAGCGTGATGAGGCGAACAACCAAGTCTTGGAGTTGGACGAACGCCTCGCTCAGATGACCAAGGAGCGTGATGAGGCACTCGCTCAACTCGCCAAGAAGACCAAGACCAAGGCACCCAAGAAACCCAAGGCGGTTCCCAAGTATGTCTCCAACGCAGGGGCAAATGCCAAGGCACAGCGTCGCCTCCAAGGGGCAGGCAAGTTGGAACCATTCCGCGAGGGAGGGTGTCGGTGCCGTGTGTGGGGCAATGGTCTCGGCAACCAGTGCCACGCCAAGGGCAAGACTGAGGATGGTTTCTGCCTCGCTCACTCCAAGAAGATTGCTGTTGCCCCTGACAATCAGTGGTGTATGGGTTTCTACGATACTGCCCGCCCTGAGAAGTGGGGTGAGTGTGGTGTCTGCCCCAATGACCGCAAGGCAGGCAACACCATCCCTTGGAAGATGGACGAGGAGACCTTCACTAAGGCATTCTCTGAACTGAACCTTCTTGACAAGAAGGGGCAGGTTCAGTTGGACTTGGAGGATGCTGAGGGTTCTGAGGGTTCTGACCAGGAGGTAGAGGTTGAGGTTGCCCCTGCTGTTCCTGCGGTTGAGGTTGCCCCTGCTGGTGAGTTGATTGAGGGGCAACCTATCGCTGGATGCCAGGAGGTCAATTTCCCTATCCCTGGTGGCGATGTCAATGGTCTGCTTGGTCAGGAGGACTTGGAGCAACCATTTGAGGATGAGGATGATGATGCTTCTTCTACTGCCACCTTGGAGTTGAGTGATGGTGAGAACTCTGAGAACTCTGGGGACAGCAACGAGGACTTT